GCGAACGATAATTAAGTCACGAACATCAAGCATGTTTGCTGCACTATTAAAATACCCAGCAGTGTTTACAGTCGCAATAGCATCAGCAGATGTATACATCCACAAACTACCGTTTGAATCACCACCGACACGAGTTAGTCCACTTGAAGCAAAAGCCATTTTCTAACCCTCCTAGTTATTATCTAGCAGTTCGTATACGCCGTTGTCATCAATGACAACAGAACCCATTGACATCATTGATGTCGCTAGGTGCGATACTTTTTCTGCTACATAGTTTACTTCGGTCTGAACATCAGCGTTCACACCAAGTCCAACTGCTCTCATGTGGTAAACAAAGTTCTTACCACCAGCTACAGCTGATGTTGAAAAGATCTTGAAGCCCAAGAACTCTTTCATTGTCATACCGCCAGCAAACGGTAAGTTTTGTGGTCCAACAAAATCACTTGAAGCAAATTCTGTAATATTAAACAGATCTGCAAAACCAGCAGGAGACATTGCAATATAGCGTTGTCCATCTTCTGGAATACTTGCTGTTCCAAATGTTTCAAAAGCTGATAGTAAGTCTGCTTTTTCAACGGCAGATGATGTATCGTGTAACTGAGTTGAGTTAGCACCAGCATCCATAGCTGTTGTGATAATCTCATCAGTTTTACGACCCAACGCAGCAGCAGCACTTTCAGCAATAGCTTGACGTTCGTTGATATTTGTTTTCAACTCGTCAAGTTTATCGACATATTCCGCTGCATAGTAGTCAGCCATTGTTACTTCCACATTAGTATGTGCAAGGTCCATTGGTGTGACGTTACCGTTGCGTGATTTTGTTGAAGCTGATCCAGTTCCTATTTTCTGGAATCGAGCAACATTGCCTGTCACATTCGTAGAACGAATGGTATTACGCAGTTTTGAACCCATGCGTTGGTATGCAAGATGCACATCGGTCTCAAACTGTTTAATAAAGGCTTGGTCTATTGTATTAGCCAATTTTCTTTCTCCTAAATTAAGTTACGGGCATCTTGGGTATCTGCTCTACATCCTCAATGAAGGTATCCAAATGGGCTTCTCAGTGTATCACAGGCCTTGATAATTTATGTGAAACACAATTTTGGGACGGATTGCAACGCACAAAATCAACATATCTCACATTTTTCCAATCACTAAACCCAACAGGATGGAAACCTAACCACACTGCCCAGTTCAACATTGGCTCATATTCTTCTGCTATTTGCATAGATAGATCTTCATATGATTGATCTAAAAATGATATTAATAACTTAGATCCACGTGCCAGTCCCTTAAAGTTTTTTGTGACATGATTTGTAAACAAAGCGAATAATTGTGGCGGTTCTTCAGAAAAGAACACACCACTTGCCATCATTATATTCCAGCTTTTATCTCTTACAACGTAGACTTCAGAATCTTTCTGAAGGTCTTGTAAAGCTTCAATAACGCTAGAATAACCAAGGTTTGATAACTCTTTCCGTGTTTCGCTATGAAGTATAGGTAACATCTCTGCTATATGATGCTCTTGAAAAGGGGTCATGTAATATGACCCACTTTGCAATATCCTTACCTCATCCATAAAGTTTCTTAAAACCTTCGTCTACTTGTTTAACATAGTGCATATCACGTTTAGCTGGCGACCAATAACGCTCATCCTTCATCATTTCTTGTAGCTCTACCTCATTAAAATTGGAAGCAATGCTGCCCTGATCTGTAACAGCTGGGTCTTTTATTGCATCCATAATAGCTTCAAGTGCAATAATACCATCAGAGCTTTCGCACATTCTTTCTATTGCTGGCAACGCATTCTCTGGAAAAAACTTATTCGCAAAGAGAGATGCAGCTTCTATTCTAGCTTCAGCATTGTCTCCAAGTTGAGCAGTTTCAGCTTCCATATCTTGCTCAGGCCCAAGACCATCCATATACATTTCAATACCTTTTTGAAATTCTTCATGGGTATATCCATTAGAATGGCAATGATCTGCCCAGTTTTTTAGCAAATCACTTTCAAGAGCTTCCTCTTCATCAATAGAATCAGGAAGTTCATACTCACCAGCAGATGGTGGAACGCCTTCAGATGCTTGCTTATTAAGGTCTTCCATTAATCTATTGCGAACATCGTCTTCTTTTTCTCCAAGCTTTGACTCTAAAGCCTTATATGCTTTACCTAAGTCAGCTGGATCGCTAAACTTTTCTGGTAGCCATTCTGGTCTATCAGATGTTTCAGCAGCTGGAGCCTCTGTTGCTTCAGCTTCTGTTGTTTCAGTTACTTGATTTTCTTCCATTGTTTTTCACCTTATGTGCATGTGTCATACGAGCTTCGATCAAACCAACTAAATACCGCTGACCTTCTATATGACGCAGTTCCTCCGTAGTTACATTTGGGCCATTTACCATTTCAATAGTAATTGATCTTAGATACTGCAAGACTGCTTGTCCTGTCGCAGAGCCAAACAATGAGGCTACATTCTCGCTGATCTGTTGATCTTTTTCTTGTGGACGTTGTATCCCATCAACACCCACATTAATTTTTTTAGTCAAGCATTACTCCATAGGTTGTGGTGCTTGCGCCTGACTTTGCTGCATTTGTTGCATTAATGCAAGAATTTGTTCTCTTTCTTGCTCATCTCTTACTAAATTATCTGGTATTCCAAACTTTTTAGCTAAATATGCAGCTGTTTCTTCCGTGTTAATTAAAACATTAATAGCTTCTGGGCCAAATGCACCATTAGCTAATTCAAGAAAACGTGACACAGAAGTAATATCTTGATTGGCTTGCGCTTGCGCCAATGGTGAAACAGATCTAATTTTAATTTCCCTGCCATTAATTGTCGGAACTTCAAGTCTACCTTGCTTTTTTAATATATAAACAACACGTTGCAATACTGGCTGCACTAACTCTACTTGTAATCTTCCAAATGCAGCCCCAATGCGTCTTGATAAATCTGCCATACGCTCTGCAATCTCAGTTGCAGATGCTGGCGTTCGATTAGGATCGCCAAGCATATCATTATACAAAGCACGTTTGATGTTACTACGCATGTCACCAAGAACAAGTTGAGCCACATCAAAGCTTCCAGCTGCTTGTATAGGTTGTAATCCAGCAGATCCCATAGCTTTAGGAATGATAGTCCCTGGAACGAGATTAATTGTATCAGGGTTAATTACACCATCGTCTTCCATTTGATAGATGCCAGAGATAGCCATCTGTGCATTTTCAAGTATCATCTCAACTGTAAGGTTTGTTGTTTTGATTGCGCTTAGTGCATTAAATAATGGGCCTCTACCATAAACTTCGCCAGCACATTTAGACCAACGAAAACAAATAAAAGGATTAGAGCCAACGCCAGACATCTCTCTTTGCATTAATACAGACTTTGTTGTCATGCATATTGCATAATGAAAGAATGCTTCTTCATTTATTTTTGTATAGTTTCTGCAAACAATCTCTAGTACTGTTGTTGTTTGATCAGACTTATTAGCAATTAATGTTTGGAGTTCAGTATTAAAATTACCTTTTGGATATAGCATTGGTAGCTGATCGAAACGTATTTGTTTTCTTTCTCTAAACACATGATCGATTCTATCATCAGGCCCAGTGTCCAATATAACATGAGGCAATGGTATTGCGGAGAAGCGTATAGGATTTATCGCGTCACCTTCTTCACATACTAAAACACCAGTACCAACTGCTAAGTCCATAAATGATTCATGTACTTCTTGTGCAAAGTTTGAGTTCTGAATTATTTCAAATATGTATTCAGTTACTTCTTCTAACTCATTATTAACAACATCGCGCTGCTCTTTTGGGGTTTCAGATCCAGCAGTAAGGTCTGCCCATCTAGCAAAGTTTGGCACAAGACCAGATTGCAATCTTGAGGCAAACTCTTGAACACCTACAACGGCAGTCTCATCAAAGATCTTATCATCTCGTCTTTGACCAGAAACCTCATAGTAAAAGGATTCACGCTGGGGTAAAGCATACTCGTAGCATTCCTCAAACACATCAACAAAATTTGTACGTTTTGCTTTTGCTCGTTCATATCTTTTAATATATTCTTTTGCTACTGGATCTATAATCATTAGAGAAACCTACTGAAATAACCTACACCGCCACCTGATGATGTTAACAAACTACGTCTTCCTCTTCGACCAGATCTTGCAGATCTACTTCTTCGCATCGCTGCTTTGCTTGGCCCTTTAGAAGTGCCAGTATTTGTAAGCTCTCCTGTTTGTACGCTTGCTTGAAGTTCAGATTGCCTATCTGCTTTACCAGCATTTGCTTCAGCAGTAGCAGCAGCAGTAGCTGCGGCTTCTTTTTCTTTAGCTAGCAATTATT